CTCGTCGAACAGCAGCAGGACGTAGTCGCCGTGCAGGCCTGCGAACGCTTCGCTGCGGTTCTCGCTCCACGGGATCGCGGCGACGAACCATGTCTCGGGGTGGACGATGCTCGCGAACTTGGTCGCGGTCCACTTGAACCAGTGCCCGGTGATGCACCGCTTGTGCCACACCGACAACTCGCGCCAGGTCTTGGTGTCAAGCTGCGTGCCCGTGTTAGCGGTGACGACGCCGGAGAGATGCGGACGGGTCGACATCGCCCACAGGATGATCCAGGCGACGAGCGCCGACTTGCCGATGCCGTGACCACTGGCGACGGCGACGCGCACTGCCTCGCCCTCTTCTGCCTTCTTGATCGCTTGCGCGATCGACAGCACGCCGCTGCCGATGTCGCGCAGCACATCAAGCTGCCACTCATCCGGTCCTGGGTGATCAGCCAGGTCGCCCGTGCCCCACTCAAACGCAATGCGGACGAAGCGGTCCGGCGCTGCGAAGCACAGTGCCATCTCGTCCGCGAGGGCGAGGTCAGCCTGCGTCAGCGTCAGTGAGTCGCGAGCGCCCACTTGCGAGCCTCTCTTCGATCGTGTTGTGCGTGATCGTGCCGCTCAGTTCCAGCGACGACGACTCTCCGTACTTCTTCGGCGCGAGCTTCGCGAGCAGCCACTTGCGTGCGTCGATCTGCAGGCGCGAGCGGTCGACCATGTCTACCGTCTCATCCATCGGACCGTACTGCGTCTGCTTCGTCTTCGTTCCGATCCTGCACTCGTCAGCGATGCGAAGGATGTCCTCGGCGACGATGTCGAGGCCCGCCTCTTTCGCACGCGCGTACTTCTCTCGCAGTGCTGGGTCGGCAGCGATGGACCCGTAGAACTCTTTGTAGTTCGATCCTGCTGCCTGCATCGCCTTGTACGCTGGCATGCCGGTAGCTATCTCGGAGCAAATCTCGTCGAAGCGTTCGGGATCGATCACTGAAGTGTCGGGGCTTGCGCCGCTGCCTTGGCTTGTGCGACGCGATCTTTGAAGCCTGGGTGGTCTCGGAGTTCGATCATCGTCGGTGCGTCAGGGATTGATGCGACGATGTCCTGCATCCGCTCGCCGAGTGCTACGCGGGAGAGGATGATGGTGAGGAGTGCGTCGGTGATCATTGCTGGGTGAGGTGATCGGGAAGGATGATGCGTGATGCCATCTCGCGCACCTGGGCTGCGTAGTGGCCTGCTGCTGCGACCCATCCTTTGGCGATTAGCTCCGCTATCTCGCGGGTGCAGTTGGACTTGCAGATGGCGTTGTAGGCACCTGCGGCGATGTTGACCCAGTCTTCGGGTTCAGCGGTGCGCCACTCAGCGTCGAGCAGGACGAATGCTTTGTTGGGAGAGTTGCCGAGCCAGAAGCGATCGGGTTCGGTGCCTCGGGCGGGGATGAAGCCGAGGGGGATGGGTGCTGCTGGGTCCGCTGCCCATTGCGGGAGGTTGGTCGCGTTGCTGTCGGGTGTCACTTGGCGGGCTTTCCGGCTTTGACCCAGTCGGGGAAGGGGAGAGGCTGCTTGCCTGCGACCATGCACGCTTCGGCGTACATGAGGTAGTCCTCTCGGGGGGAGTTGTCCTGGGAGGGCGCGTTGCCCATGATGTCAGCGAGGGTAGCCATGCGCGGTTTTTAGCACTTTCGGTTGGTGGTGGGCAAGCACTTTAAATCGACGGGTCGGGGTCGACTTCCCAGGTCTTGGTCGAGGTCATCCAGGCTTTGCGGTCCCGGCGCAGTCGGTAGAGCGCGTTCTCGACAGCCTTGACGGGCCACCTGAGCGATTTTGCGAGGGTGGCTGGGGTGTTGGCACCTCCTCCGGCGATTGTGCATGCCACAGCCCGTTCTGCGGAGGCGTGACCGTAGAGGGGGAGGGTGGTGGGTCTGCCTCTCATCGGTAGTTCTCCTTGAAGCGCGAGTATTTCCGTTTGTTGTTGCTCCGGCCCTTGGCGAGCGCATCTGGGGAGAGGTGTCCGCGATCGGTGGTGATGCCGTTGACGTTGCGCTCGGCAAGCTCCTGGCAGCGTGCGCAGACGAGTCGACCGCTGGGCGCGGCGTGGCGCGTAGCGCCTGCCTTCTTCCATGCCCGGCAGGAGTAGCAGCAGAACTCGGGGAGGGCGGTCATCGCGGCACCTTGGCGAACTCCTGCACCCGGCGGCAGTAGTCGCCTTCCGATTCTCCGGGGTTGGGATTTATCCCAAACGCCTTGCCCTGCGCTTTCCAATGCTCGGCCCAGGACCGTTTCGCCTTGGGAAAGTTATCCACAGGCTGGGGGGTCCGAACTTCGTTTTTTAAACCCCTAACCCCAACCCCTAGCGACACATCGCCGTTACGTTCCGGTGACGTTACTGGAAGATTTTTCGCAAGGCCTTGATTCTTCACACCTCGCACATGTTTTCCAAGGGTTGCATCGGGATCGCACCAGGGTGATGGGGGGCACTTACGCACAAGGTACGACTTCGTCGGGCGGGACCGTGGGAGGTGGATAAATTCGCGCGGGCCGGACTGGTTTGTGGTGTCGCCATTGCCCCATTCAGGGTCGGGATAGAACCGGATCAGGTCGGCGTCATGGAGGTGGCTCAAGGTGGCCGCGACAGCCTGCGGGGAGTTGATCTGGGTCTTCGCCAGGAAGAGCCTGCCGATGCGCTTCTCGCCCGCCTCCAGGTTCCCGAAGTCGTCGGCCTTAAGCCGCAGCACCAGGTACGCCAGACGATCGGAGTCGGATGGTAGGTCGAGCCAGCGATCGGAGTCGAGTAGCTCATCGCGGATTAGTTGGTCTGCCACGATCAGTCCCTCCGGCCGAGGATGTGTATCGGCTGCGTCGGGCAGGTGACCCACTCGCAGTGCCAGGTGAAAGGTGGAGGCGACTTGCGCCAGCCGTTGGCGCTGCACTGGGGCCGGAGTGCGTGACCGCACGACGGGCAGAGGCGAGGCGTGGAGATGGGTGCTACCCGGCGTGCTGACCGGGGGTGTGTGCTTGGCATGCTGTGTTCCTCCGAGTTGAGCGACTGGGTGCGGGGCGAACCGCACTGTCCCGTATCACGAATTTTACTACCAAGTCTTCGACAACTCCATGCGTCCGACGTCCGTGATGAACCACACGATCGACGGTCGCGTGCGCCCAGGCGGGATGCGCGAGCCACTGCGCTTGACAAACCCGAGCTTCTCCATCGGCAGCATGCGCGGCGTGATGCTTCCCCACTCGACGTCGGTGCATGCAGCGATCTCGTGCGTCGTCAGTCCTTTCGTCCACGCGCCAGTGAGCGCAGCCAGGATGAGTGCGTGCAGGTGCTGCAGCGTCGGCGTGACTGTGCGAGCGGCGGCGTGCGATGTAGCTGGGTCGGTGGCGCGTGCTAGTGCTGCGAGCTTGCGATCGATCTCTTCAAAAATCGTGAGTTGGTCTGCCATCACACCTCCATTACGCGAATGCCGTGGACGAAGAGCATCAGCTTGCGCTTGATCGGCCAGCGGTCGTTGGGAAATCCCTTGACGTCCTCGACGACGACCTGGTTGTCGCCGTCCAAGTAGACGAAGTCTGCGGTGTAGGTGCAGGCACGCTCGACGACCTTGCCCGCTATCAACTGCCTCGGGATCAGCAGGTACTCGACCTGGCAGCGCAGGTTGCTGATGAGGCCGTTCGCCTCCAGTTGCATCAGGAAGGCGGCGCGGCGTGCTTCCTTCTTGGAGCCGAACCCATCGGTGGGTGTGTTTCCGTATTTGCGACGCGAGGCCACTGCCCCAGGAGCGTCGCCGGTCGGAGGAACCGTCGCGGGCTTGCGCTTCGCGAACTCCTGGGGGCGGCTTTTCAATTCTACCTCACTGCGCTTGCGCACTGCCTGCTGCTCTGCGAGGACGGCGGCATAGGCCCGGCTGAATCGGGTCATCGCCGCTCCTGGGTGTCGGCGCGGAGCTTGCCGCGCGTCGCGATCTGGATGATTGCCTGGGTGCCCTTGGGGATGAACCCCCTGGCCTTCCAATTGGCGAGCGCAGTCGGGCGCACCTGGAGCTTCTTCGCGGCCTCGGCTGCTGTCTTGTAGTGGTTTACGACGTCGGTGTAGTCCATGCAGCGGATACTACTGCGAGGTTCACAACTGTGGA